CCTCTTCAGTGGTAGCATTGTCCAGCTGGGCTTGCTTGACGGCTGCAATCCGTTCATTCTGTGACGCTTCAATCTGCCGGTTAGCTTCTTGAGTTGCCTTGGCAATGCGGTTCAGGGATTCAGCCTCAACAGCCTCCTGCTGTGCCGCTGCGTTTTCCACTAATTGCAATTCGAGCTGTGCAATCTTTTGTTTATCTGCCGCACCTTTTATCTCAAGGGCTAACTCCCCAGCAATGCGATCGCGTGTTGCTGCTAGCCTACGGATGTTGGCTTCTCCATCGGTGATGCTGCCTGACGCCCGCGCGGCTGCGATCGCTGTTTGGGCTTCAGTTTCAGCGATCGCTAATTCCTTCACCTCTTCTTCTTGCAGCCGCCGCCGTTCTGTCAATGAGTTTTGAGCAACCTTCAGGCGATCGCCCGCGATAGTTGCCTCAACTTTTACGATTTCTTCACCTGCTTTTTTGAGTGATTCTGCGTCAGTTGCGGAGCCTCTAGCAGCTTCTAACTCAGCAAGCTTTGATTCATTTAGTGCGATCCGCTGCGATAAATAATTCTGCTCAGCAACGAGGTTGTCAGCGCGGGCTTTTTCTTCTGTGATATTGCCAGCGGCTAGGGCTTCGGTAGTGCTAAGCTCTCTCTGCTGATTAAACTTTTCAAGCTCAGAAAGTTGCTCGTCATGCCCTGCTGATAGGCTTTCAATACTGTTGGTAACTCCCTCCCTTAACCCAATCGATTCTTTTAGCTTTTTGTTTTGACCTTCAAGCGCCCCAATACTGGTTTTAATGGTTTGTGTCAGCGCGTCTTGACTGGCTTTTTGCTCATCACTCCCACCGGCCACGGAGATCGCTTCGACCTGCTTAAGCTGTTCCTGTAGTCCCTTTAGTCTGGCGTCATTGGCTTCAGTCAGCTTCTTTGCGTCGTCCAGTTCGCTTTGAGTAACAGATTGCCCCGACAACCTTGCTTCATTTAATTTGTCGGTAGCTGCTTTAGTGCGATTTGCTGCGGCAAATGCTTCTGTGCTGGCAGATTCTACTGACGTTGACGATTGGGCGATCGCGTCGTTAGCCTCTCTTAATTCATTGGCATACTGAGCAAACTTAATGCCAGCAATGCCAGCCGCTATCACGATCAGTAAAGGCGCTACGGCAGCAAGTGAAGCGGCAAAGGTTCCCATTGCCCCAGCAGCTCCGGCGGTTGCTGCTGCAAAAGCTAATTTTGCGATCGCTCCTACAGCCAAAGCTGCCCTAGTAGCAACCAACCTAGCCTGCGTGATCGATATCTGAGTATTGAAGAGCAGCTGCGCCGCCGTCGCCCCTTTCGTAGCAATTGTAGTTGCAATCATCGCTAAGGTTTCGGCTGCCTGCACTGCTAATAGCTGGATATTTAGCAGCTGATAAGTGGCGATTACCGCAACAGCAGCAGCGATCGCGCCTGTCAGTGCGGTAGTGGCAAGGATAAAGCCTTGGATAGGCGCTGGCAGGCCAAGGAACGTATTCAGCAGCCCAGTTGCCGCTCTGACTACAGGCTCTAAGCCTACTGATACAAATTCCCCCGCTTCTGTAGCCGCTGCACTGAGAGAGCCTGTAAACAGATTGACTGCCCCTCCTAGCCCTTGCCTTAGCTGTTCGCTGGCTTGTGCGGCTGACCCGCCAGCATTTTTGACTTCTTCCGTTACAGCCGCGATGCGCTCAGGAGTAGCTGCAAGAAACGCATTAACAGTCCTAACTCCTTGCGTCCCAAATAAAGCTTTGGTTACAACATCCCGATCAACTTGGGATAAGCCAGCTAAGTTGGCTCTTAGCTCTGGCAGTATCTCAAGCACCGATTTCATGCTGCCGTCACTGTTTCGTGCTGAAGCTCCAATAACGTCAAAAGCCTGCGACGCCTTTGCGCTTCCTCTCACTAATCCGCTAAATTCAGTTTCCGCGCCAGCGCTAGCAACTTTAAGCCTTTCTATTGTTTCTGCAAGTGTTGTTCCGGCTGCACTCCCGGTTAGTCCGACATCCCCTAGTAGACCCAAAAGAATCAATGTATCGTCTAACGGTTGGTTGCTCGTTGCAGCAGCCGTTCCTGCGTAGGTGAGGGAATCTCCCAAGCTCGAAACAGAGGTATTTGTAGAATTAGCCGTTTGAACTAGCAAGTCGGCTACATCTTGCGTTTCCCCAATATCTTTGCTAAACGTCCGTACTGTTCTTGAAATGATATCGCCAACGATCCCAAGGTTTTCCCCGGTGGCTTCTGAAGCTTGAACAATCCCTCCAAGCGCTACAGTCGTTTCTTCAGCAGTGAAGCCAGCGCGGCTAAGGCTGATACTCATTTCAGCAATTTGAGCTGGGGTCTTTGTCGTTGCAATCCCTAGTCGTTCAACTTCTGCCCTTAACGCCTCAAACTGAGGTGTCCCTAGGCTGCCACCAATGACGCCAGACTGACGGATTGCATTGTCAAACGCTAAGAATTCTTGAGTGCCCTTAACGAATACCCCGGCAATGCCAGCCGCGATCGCTGCCGCACCACCCGCAACTGCCGTCAACCCTTCCCTGGTTTGCAGTGCTGCACTATTGAGTGACCCGAATTGCTGTTGCGTGATGCCAAGCTCTTTGTTCAATACCGCAAACTTTTGGGCATTGGTAGCGCCAACGGTATCCAATTCCCTTAGTTTGGCGATCGCTTCATTGGCCTTCTGTGCTGTCAGCCCTAGCCCGCCTGCAAACTGCTGAGCTGCTGTGAAGCTACGGTTTAGCGATGTCGCCAACGCAGTTGTATTCTGGCTACTGTTTTCGATCGCCTTCGCCTTTGCTGCCGCCGTAGCCGCTGCGTTCCCTAGCTTGTCAAAGTCAGCTGCAATCTTTTGGAGATTTAACTTGCTAAGTTCAGTTGCCAGTGCCCGCGCATTTGCAGCATCCTCAGTTCCAAACCCCGCCCCTTGAATGGCGTCAAGTTCTTTTTTATAGCGCAGCTGCTCTTGTAAAATCTGCGCTTCCTTTTGAAGCTGAGCCGCTGCCTTTGGATCGGCTGATGCTGACTGAAGTTGTTTGATGCTGGCAGTTAGCCGCGTAATCTCATCCGGTGCATTGCCCAGATCGATTAGCTTGCTGTTTATTTTGATACTGCCAAGCGTTCGCTTCAGGCTCTCCGCTAATGCCTTTGCATCACGATCAACAGCATCGCTATTGAGGCTGAGCCGGATTACCGCTGTCGTGTTGACTGCCATCGTCCATTCCTGCTAGAAGTTCTCTTTTATGGCTCAGCTGCTCTTGCAAGATCTGCGCTTCTTTTTGAAGCTGAGCAGCTGCCTTTGAGTTAGCATTGGCTTGTTCAAACTGTTTAATGCTGACAGTTAGTCGCGTAATTTCATGCGGTGTATTGCCAAGGTCGATTAGCTTGCTGTCAATCTGGATACTGCCAAGCGTCCGTTTTAGACTCTCCGCTAGCGCGTTAGCATTACGTGCCATCGTCCATTCCTGCTAAATGTTCGGATTTGCGGCGTTCCTGAATTTCCTGTAGTCCCTTCACAAGGTCAGGCTTGTGCTTCTCAAAGTCGGCCTTCTGTTTCTCTTCTGGCGATCGCGTTTGGTCTACCCGTGCCTCTAAAATTTCCAATAGCACAGGGGCTGGCAATGCCGCTACCAGCCTCAAACCTTCTTCAATTGAGCCAGTCATTGAACCGATCGCACTCACAATCTCAGCTAGGGATGCGCCATCCTTTTGCCCCTTCTCCTTGCCTTCAGCAGGCTTAGGAGTGTTCAGCGCCACCAGCCACCCCGGCTCGTCTTCCTGTCCAATCAGCAGTGGCCCTAGATCGTTTAGTGTCAGCCATTCAGGATCGATGCCATTTAGCTCAAGGCATCGTTTAGATAAGAATTGGAAGCGATCGCTTTTCGTATACAATTCCTGCCAACTTTCGCCAGCATCGGCATCACCTAATAGCGCCGCTATTTCAGTGATGCGCTCAAAGAACTCTTGTTGCCCTATGAGGGAGCACAAGGCAACACGTCGGGTAATGCCAAGCCGATCTACAAACTCAGCGCGTGGTGAAAAGTCCAGATACATTAGGCAGGCAGCCTGTAATATTGGAAGGCTTTGCGCTGCGCATCTCCTACTGTCAATCGGTATTCAAGATCCATCTTCGTCACATCCGCTACGTTAAGCGTTGGGATGTTGATTTGTGACATTGTAGGGATCGAAAGGATATAGTTTTCTCCATCAGCATAAACTAGCCCCGTAAATTCAAAGTTCGACAGCGTTGTAAAGACCGTCCCAGCCCCAATACTAGGAAGGGCAAGCCGAGTCTTTGGAGTGGAGTAGGCGATCGCCTTTCCAGCATCACTCGAATGGAAGACGAGCCTTGTCGTTCCCGTTATTACCTGAAAGGTCGCAGTCGCAGCAGGCGCGATCGCTACTTTTGCCATTGGCTGCGAAGCTGAAAGAGCTGTCACGTAAACCAGCTCAGTCGTCAGATCCGTGTCAATGATTTCAAAGGGAGTAACAAGAGGGATTGTTGCACGCTTCAAGGTTGCCAAAGAGGTTGTCGCTGTAGTACCGGCAACCTCTCCATAGGCAAGTTGCAAAACCATCCAGTTAACCGCTTCAATCCCTATCGTCAGCGTGAAAACCTCAGAGGCTTTTGCGGTGCCAGCGGTAACCAGCAGCCCATCGACAAACTTGGTAGACTCTTTGCTTGTACTTTCCCCTACCAAGGAAAACTCCATTGGTTCAACCGGCAGCAAAATGTTTGAGGCCAGCCCCCGGGTTACAAGATTAAACGAACCCATTCCACGAACTAATGCCATTAGATAGCCCTCAATTGTTGATAAGGAGACGAAAACTCAAAGATCTGGGCATAGAGTAACAGCCCATCTGAAACAGGTACAAACCCGCCCTGCACTTGATACATGAACGTCGCAGGCGGGGGGGAAGGCGAGAAGCCAGTCAGTGCATTTTGGATGCGATCGGCGAATGGCTTCACGCGCAGATTAGTGCGTAAATCCTGAAACCGAATGATGGTTTCATAACTCACTATCCGTTGCTGCGCGATCGCCCGTGGTAACGGGTCAAGCCGATTCGGTGCCGCCAGCCGATCGCCTTTATGCCCAATCAAAATAGTTGCCCGCGCAACCGGCTTTGCCACAGCTGAGAGATCGTAGGTGAACGACATCACATTAAAATCGGTGCCCATTTCACTGAGCAACCGTTCAATGATTAGTTGTTCCACCGGATCAAACTCAGTCATCAATATCCCTGCAAATTAGCAGCAGTAAAAATGCGATCGCCCGCTACAAAGATGGGCAAACCACCCACCGCAGCTGGCGAATCTGCAACCGTTAGACCTAGATCAACCCGCCCGGTGCCAATCTCACTCAGCAGTTTTAGAGCGCTTTTATACCGCTCTAAAACGTCCTCAGACGGTAAAATCCGATGGAGATAATACCGGGCAATATCACAGCAGATGCGCCGCAACATGGCAGGAATAACCAGCAGCGGCAACGTATAGCGCCCTTGCAGGTAGCCATTGATTAGCCCGCTAGCATCAGCGATCGCACCTTCAATTACCGCAGCGTCAATAGACTGAGCTGCCGCGTCATCGAGGGTGCTGAGTTCAAGGATTTCCTCAAACCCAAACGCTGTTGTCATGTCGGTTACGGTGGCGTAGATCATTATTTGGCGGCTGGCTTGGGCAGAACTTCGGGAGTCAGCTTGGTGGCATTTTTGGCGGTTTTGATCTCCGGTGCCTGCGGTAGATCTTTGATCACTCCAAGCAGTTTGAAGGATGCGATCGCACTTTCGTCTTCCTTTTCATCCAGTTCAATGAAATCGCCAGGGGAGTAAAGGATTTGATCGCGTTCTAGATTGTCAGCGAGAATAAATTTCATTAGGCGACCGCAGCCTCCCAGTAGTAAGCGCCCTGAGTGGACTGAATCAACTCAGCAACCGATTCGCCAGCTGTTACCCGAATGCCGCCGTATAAGCCCATCTGGCCGGGAGCAACAGGTTCTTGATTTGTTACTGGAGTCCCAAACCGAGGCGTCAGCATGAATGTCGGTTCAGTGGCTACACCTTGCAGCTGTGCCGCTGGGTTGATGTAGACAGCCGCTACACCTTTACCCCATAGCCGCCCCATCACTGCGGGCTGCCCAGGCTTGGCGGTATTTCTCCGTGCCTTGCCAAGAAGTATTTGATCAATCTCCAACACCTCCGCTAGCTCAGCAAGTGAAATGGTGCCTTGACCCGACACCGACGCTGGCTTAGATGCCTGCACCAATCTTGGATGCTTGCGTAGGATTGTCCATGTAGACTGAGCCATTATCATCACGTTAGGACGAAGCAGAGGGATGTCGAGCGCTGTCAGCATACTGGTTAGCGGATCGCTGTTAGTGTAGTCACTCCACTGAGAGGTGCCCGACAGGGTGACCCGCTGTGACGCTGGATAGGTAGCAAGGTTTTGAACCTTTGCAGCAACACGAACCTCTCGATCCAATTGGATCAATGCTGACAGCCCTTCAGTGTGACGGCTCAAGACGTCGTAGCCAATATCTTGATTGTTGATATCTTCAAACGGTACAGGGGAGCTGAGTCCATAATTTGCCGTTGATGACGTGATGCGAGTTGCACCAAACGTTACGTCATCGGTTTTGGACAGCCGCCCAACGGGGCCGCCTTGGGGTGTAAACATTTCTTCAATGTTGAACTGATCCCACTCAAATAACCTCGACTCTACCGGACGGTAAGGCGCGATCGTATTTGCGATGTAATCAGTCGGCATATTCATGTGGCTGATCAGCAGTCCAGTAAGCTGCGGATCAATTGGATAGGCAGAAATAGGCATTTATGGAACCCTTAGTTTTGGACAGATGAGCTGCAATAGCTGTCTGGCAGAAACCTTGGGGGCTAACCTAGGGCGTTCCAACAGTGCTTAAACGTAGCCGTGAGCGATATGGACAGAACCGATATCACCAGCAACACCGGCTACTTCAGCAATGCCAATGAAAAAATTGCCCGCCGTAACAGTCGCGATCGCCCTTCCCACTCCGTTTGATGTCAGGCGATCGCCCACGGCAACAGTGCCACCATAAAATACGGGAGCAATACCCTCACGGACGACATCGCCAACAATATCGGTTGCTGCCGTGGCAATGTCAGTACTGACGCCAATCAGAATGTCGGTAGCAGCCGCCCCAACGACTACAGTATTTTCAGCTGAAAATTTCATGATCAAATATCTGCCAAAAGCCGCGCCGGGTGCGTAGGCTTTTACCAATTCGTAATTGCGTTTTGACATTTACATGCCTCCTTTTCGTAGAGCTGAAAGGGCTTCCCCTGGACTGGCCGTAGGATTCTTTTCACGGTATTTATCGATCGCCTTAGAGATATCCGCTGGACTCATCTTGGAGAATTCAGCAACCTCGCCACCGGCAACCTCACCCCCAAGCGTGATCCGCGATGGCAATCGTTCAAGAAAGTCTTTTAGCAATTGGGCGGGTGACGACTTGACCTCGCCAGCGGGGCTAGAGAATGCAATTTCTTGATCGTCTGTCATCGCTGAGAACATGGCAGTAAGGCCAGCTACTTCACCGCCATAGCCACGCTCTACCAATTTGTCCATTGTTGGCCTTACTGCCTGCGCACGGCTGAAGGCAGCATCCCTAGCCCGTAGATCTGATAATGCGATATTTGCCGCTTCTAATTGCAGCTTCATCGCGTCTAGCTCAGACGTATCGGCAGGGGCAACGATAGGAGTTTCTGGAATCGGGGCCGGGGCCGGCACTGAAACCGGAGCTGAAGGTTTCACAGTTTCCATAAACTGTGCAAATTCAGTTACCGATAGTCGTCCGCTTAAAGCCTGCAACTTTTCCAATAATTCATTCATCTGAGGGGATGCCTCTGTAGGAGTAGTCACCGGGGTGGCGGCTGGTGCGATCGCCTCAGTCTTAACGTCTGTAGTCATGCTTGCCTCTGTAGGTGCCTCTAAAATCGGTCGGTCATTCAAATCTAAAAACGATGAGAACTCAATCTCTTCAGGCTGCGCTAGGTCGATCGCCTCATGGGAAAATGCAGCAACTAAGGTAGGATCAGCCGCCTCAGTTTTGCCCAAAAAGCCAATATGCTTTAACGCATAAGTTCCTGTGCTGTTCTCAGGATGTCTGGGCGTCCAGAGCATCACTGACACTCCAGACAGTTCTCCGCTATTGACGATTGACTTGAAAACCGGGTCTACCTTATATTGAGTAGCGTGCAGAACCCCATCCCGTACCGCTAGCTCATCAGGCTGCCCAAACTCCGGCTCGTTACCAGCATGGCCAGCTACGAACGGAACATGCGGCTTTGACGCGTTGAACGATGCGGCGATCGCTTCCAAATCCTCCTGAGAGAATGTGTACTTGATGCCGTTATTTGCAAATCGAGTGCCAGTGGCAAGGATGGGGATCGGTTTCACAGTTTCTCATCAAACAGTTGCGCATAGAATAGCCCAAATCTAAAAAAATGTGCTACTCACCCGTTTTAGTCTGAAGGCGTCAACCGTGTTTTAGGCATCTTTTCGTGTTTCGGTTATTCTGGTTTCGTGTTTTAAGTGCGAAACATGGCTGAAATAGACTGGGCTTCTTTGTACCGTTTTTTTATCAATAATAAAGTTGAGCTTAAAGATTTAAGCCGTGAGGAGACTGGTGACGAAAACGCTCCATCGTACTCTAGGCTTAGGGTTGTAGCTGGCAAAGCTAAATGGATAGAGGATCAATCTAAAACACTAAAAGCGCGTGAGCCGAAACCAGTAAAACATGTTTCGCCACCGCTGCCGCCTCCGCCTATAGTGCTGGCAAATTCTATCCCAAGTTTGTCAATGGGTGCGATAGAAGCGATCGCACAAGATTTGCACCGCCCACCGGGAATGATTCATGAAGGGCACTATACCGACGCTCTGCCCGGTGCCATGCAGCCAGGATATGAAGACGCGATTTCAGATGGTGAGCTGCTAGGGATGCGGAGAGACATTGCTCTGATGAATACGTTTTCTCGCAGCCTCTTAAAACGAATGAACGATGGAGAACCTAGCGCTAAGCACTGGGGACGGCTGAGGCAAATTAGTAAGGAGATGTCTGAGGCATATCGGGAAAAGGACATGGCTACTGTAGCCAAGAAAACGAATGACCTACTAAAAGCGATCGCGCTTGGGTGCCCTGAATCTGAACTGATGAGTGAGATTCTAGAAGTTACCCGCACACGCATGAGTCTGATTGGTGCCGAATCTCGCAGACTCCAGGCACTTCAGGCGTACGCACTCAAGCAAAAACAGATAGACAAAGATGAAAAGCCAGAAATGCGATCGGCTGAGGGTGGTGACGATTCACGCGGGCTGGGACAGGAAAGTCGTGACGAAACTATGAGGAGGGTTTGGGAGATTGTTACTTAGAGCGAGCGAATCTTTTATCGACATACTCAAGAAACTTTTGGCGATTGTCATAATCCACTTGAGGATCGTACTCTCTCATCATTTGAAAAGCGTCTCCGAGGTCTTGCACTGGACCAGTAGAGCAAACCTCTGCCCAGCTAGTTGTAGATATTGGAACGGGTGCCACGTAGACGGGTTCTCTTGCCGAACTAACCCGCATATTCTTTTTGTAAAAACTCAAACACTTTTCAGGCACAATTACAAAATTCCTATCCTTTCGGAAATCGTAGTCTTTCATCGTTTGAAAAGCGTCTCTGAGAGCTTGCGCTGGGTCAGCACGAGTTTCTGCCCAGTCAATCGTAGGTATCGGGACGGGTGCCACATAGACGGGTTTGGTCGGTGGTGCAACCCTCCCTAGGGGCGATAGCGCAGCGCTGCTTGCAGATCGCTTTTTATCGATCTGTTTCAGGTACCGGAATGCCTTGCTCATCGAAAATGTCCTCCTATCCTGCAATCCAATCAACCATGTCAGACATCTCAAAGACTACCTGTCCAGGGGTAACCTCATTAGAGTCAATACTCGAAAGCTGCGATCGCCGTAAAATCTCAGCGTCAAGATCTTGATCGTTCAGTGTATTCAGCAACAGTTCATACTCGTCGATCTGCCCACTCATTGAAAGCTCATCTAACCGTACTGAGACTCGCAATGCTTTATCCATTGGCTATGCCCCTCCCTTTCAACACATCTCTATAGTATGGCTAGTCGCCCACCGCTATTTCTACCTGCTCAGCATCGCTGGCTAAGCGATCGCTCTGAGGTGAAAATGTTTACCAAGCCGCGCCGGATAGGCATCAGCTGGACTGAAGCCGCCGATGCCTCGCTCACTGCCGCTTGCTCTAAGTCAGCAGGTGGCATGAACGTAACCTACATCTGTTACGACAAAGACATTACAAGGCAGTTTATTAAAGACTGTGCAGCGTGGGCCAGAGCTTATAACCTGGTTGTGTCGAAAATCTTTGAGTCTGAAGTTTTCCTGACCAAGGACGAAGTGTTCAGGCGGGGTGACGAAGAAAAGTCAATTCTAGTTTTCCGCATTTACTTTGACAGCGGGCACGAGATAGAAGCGATCGCCGGCACGCCTAGAAAACTCCGTGGGCGCAAAGGCAGAATCATTGTAGACGAGGCAGCGCACTTAGATGAAGGCATCCTTCCATTAATTATTGAGGCTGGGCTAGCCCTTCAGATTTGGGGCGGCGATCTCAGAATGATCACGAGCTACAACGGGATAGACAACGATTATTATCGGTTAGAACTAGAAGTGCTGGCTGGCAGATTGCCATATTCAAGGCATTTCACAACGTTCAGGGAAGCGATCGCAGATGGACTATATCGGAGGATCTGCCTTTCTACCGGCACCGAATGGTCAGCAGATGGTGAGGTTAAGTATGTTGAGAAGATCTATGCTAACTATGCCGATCGCGCCTCACAAGAGCTGGATTGCATCCCTGCTAGAAGTGGAGGCACCTACATCCCCAGAGCAGTGATTGAACAGTGCATGAATGAAGCCACCCCAGTCCTGAAGCTCTCACTAGATTCAGACTTTGCGCTATGGAGTGAAGCCGATCGCATCGCGCATGTAGACGACTGGCTACAAGATTCAGTGGCACCATACCTGCACCGGCTGGAGCCTGAATGGCGATCGTATTTAGGCGAAGACTTTGGACGATCGGGTGACCTCACGGTACTGATGCCGCTGCAATTAGCTGACAATCTGGTGAGGGTTTGCCCGTTCGCCCTAGAGCTGCGCAACGTGCCCTTTGAGCAACAGAAGCAGATTTTGGTATGGTTATGCGATCGGCTGCCTCGGTTCATGTTTGGCGCGTTTGATGCGGGCGGTAACGGTGGATTTCTGGCAGAGGCAGCAATGCTGAAATATGGCACAGGCCGTATCGCCCAATTGCACCTGTCAGCAAAATTCTATGGGGAATGGTTCCCAAAATATAAAGCTGCCCTAGAGGATAGAAAAATTACAATCCCTCAGTCTGCTGACTGGCTGCAAGATCATCGTGATATTCAAATGATCGGCGGCATACCTCGCGTGAAGGATGGCCGGAGCAAGGGCAATGACGGCGGGCAGCGACATGGAGATAGCGCGATCGCTTGTTGCCTTGCCTGGTATGCCTCTCTGCAAGAAGGCGCGCCTATAGAGTTCCTGAGTGCAGGTAAGCGGGTAGGCGCTGGCGGCTATGGTGGCGATAGTGGAATGAGGGGATACTGAAGACAAGTTTGTGCTGACAGGGCAGTCAATGGCGATCGCACAAACCCCCTCAGAGAAACAGTTTCTCTGAGGGGGTTTTTAGGTGAAAAGCAGGCAGTGTCAACATGACTGTCATCAGTTTGGCAACACACCTAAAGTATTGATATACATACATTAGAGGTGTGTTGTCACACCGTCACAGACTTTTGTGATTTTGAAATAATGCCAGTCAGTCTGATTATTTAACCTTCCTTTGCCTTCTCTCTAATTAGCCTTTTGATGGCGGCAGACATGCTGCATCCCCACTCCAATGCGATCGCGCATAAGAATTCAACTTCCTTTTCGTCTAGGTAGGCTGCGATCGCGTGTTTTTTGGTAGCCATGAGTAACCTTAAAGTAAATACTTCATGCTATGATAGTAGCATCACTTACCGAGTTTTAGCTATGTCTGCACAAATTCAATTGATTAATGCACCTGAGAGCGGCGATTTCGTCAAGGTTGTAGAGGATGGGATTGAATACTATACCGAGCGGTTGAGCGGTCGTTCTGGCATGAGCTATCGTGGTTTAGCTCGTTTTGTAGGCAAATCTCATCCTTCGATCGTCTACTGGGTGCAAAAGATCCGATCTTCTGACCCGGTAGACAACGACCTCCCAGAATGCCTGAAAAGCTTTACTGGTATTACTTTGTCGGTGGTAAACAGTTCTGACCTTGGTGGGTCTGAAATCTTGACCGACGTTTTCTGTTCAGCGCTGATTAGCTACTACGCTTGCTTTGCCGCTCCAAAGGATCAAACCAAGGAAGCAAAGCGATCGCTTTTACTGAGCAGCGGGGTTGGGCTGCGAACTCTCATCCACTCAAAGACCGGGTGGATGCCTACAGCTAGCCCTCAGCCGCCATCGGTTGACAATCAGGTCAGGCTCAAGGAACTGGACGTGAGGCTGGCAGAGATTGATCTTGAAAAGTCTAAGCTCATGCTGTCTCAGTCAGTAGCTCAGCCAGCGCAGGGGATGCGATCGGCAAGTAGAGCTTTGCCAGTGTTGCCAGTCAAGAAGTCTAAAGTGATTGGGGACTATGGCTACGTGGGGGAGGATGCAAAGCGAAAAGTGTTGAAGGCTCTCAACTCAGGACAGTCCCAATCTGACGAGATCGTATGCGAGGTAAAGCTTTCTCCCACATATGTGTACAAAGTCCTGAAAGTCTTGCAGCGGGAAGGCAAGGTAGAACGCAGGAGAACAGGCGCACAACGGCACCAGTGGAGCTTAACCGGATCTCGGTAGGGTAAAAGCGCCGTGTCAACATGACTGTCATCAGTTTGGCAACACCCTCTAAGCCTTGATATACATACCTTAGAGGGCTGCTGTCACAGCGTCACATACTTTTGTGATTTCAGAATAGGAGAAGATTCAGATATTTAATTTCAGTAGATTAAATATCTGAATCTTTTTAGTGGAAACTCTGGCAGTAAACCTAAAACTCTTAATGCCAATGACAGTGCGACGGCAGGTGTCTAGCCCATACTCAGTAAGGCTTAGAGGGTGTTGCCAAATCCATGACAGTCAACATGACACTGCCTACTTTTAAGTCATATCGCACATCTTCACACAGTCAATATAAAACTTCCCACCATTCCCACTCTTTTCGTGACATACTATAAGAGTAGGCAGCAAAGAGGCAAAGACGATGAAATTCTTTCAAAGCACCGCAAGAAATTGGGACACGATGACCAGCTCCGTCCACCCCGGAATCCTAGCCAACAAAGGCTGGAAAGAAGTGACCGAAGCAGAATTCAAAAAGATCCGCAAAGCCAGCAAAAAAGCGAATAAAGCTTCAGGAAAGTAAAAGCAAGCGCGTAAATGCCTGAATCTTTTTAGTGGCAACTCTGGCAACAAACCTAAAACTCTTAATGCCAATGACAGTGCGACGGCAGGCACCCAAAGCATACTCAGCAAGGCTTAGAGTGTGTTGCCAAATCCATGACAGTCAACATGACACTGCCTACTTTTAAGTCAGATCGCACATCTTCACATAGTCAATACAAAACTTCCCACCATTCCCATTCTTTTCGTGACATAGTTAAAGAGTCAAGAAAAACGCAAAAAGTAAAGACGATGACCCCACTAGAACTCCGCAACATCTTGTTTGGCAACCAGTACAGAGGGAAGAAAGCCCGCAACGTCCTCCATGCCTGTAGAACGCTACGGGAAGAACTGGGGCCTCAACTATTTGCGGCGTCTAATAACCTCTATTGGCTGATGGGTTCAGGAAGGCTCAATGCTGGGTACTTTTTCTCTCTTCAGGAAGGTACTGCTAAAAATACCTGTACCGCAATCCTTGCTTTAGTCGGTGTGGTTCAGGAGCAAAACATGATTGATGCAGTTCACGCTGCCATTAAGCCTATTAAACTCTGATCTACCAGCAATCCCTAAACCCTTAGATGTCAGTGACGGTGGGACAAACCCTCTTCAGGCCATGCGTACCAATGCTTTAGGTGTGTTGTCAAATCCATGACAGTCAACATGACACTGCCCCTTCTTAGCGCGATCGCTTTTCTGAATCTCAATAATCTCATGTCATCTTCACAGTCAAAGGTATTATCTTTACTTGACTTTACTTAAAGTTGATGCTATTCTTTAGGAGTGAAGCAGCCAAACGACACACGGCTAACCACACCACCCACTACTCAAAGGATTCGCACCATGTCACTATCGCTCACCGTTCGCTACCTACACATTGCAGCCGTCTACACCTTCCATGCAGGCCGCGCAGCACGCCGGGTCTGGGATAACCACAGCATGGCAGTCCGAACGATGCAAGCCGCGCTCACCACCGCCAACGCCGTGATCCACCTTTGCGTTTTCATCCACTGGCTACTGAACGATTCGGACTGGAGCAAGGATATCAAGCGCGGCAGGATCGCCCCCATGCAGGCTGTCACAGCACCGGATCTAACGCCCACTATCGAAGATATTGAAGAGCAATTGAAAGAGGCTATGCCAGAGCCAGAGACAGCAGCCGACGCCCCTAGCATGGCTTGGTCTAAGCCAGCCATGGCGAGCGCCTGTCGCTGCTACGGACTGAAGCCCAAAGGAACTAAGGCGGTATTGCTAGGCCGGCTATTGCATCAGCTAGCTTAAGGCAACCCTGGCGAGGTCACTAAGCCAGTAAGGAAATCTAATCGGGAACTCAGGATGGCTAATCAGAAATTAGATGGTAGTGGCGACAAGCTCGTTACAATAACTTTCAAAGTGCCCAAAGCCTTACATGATCGCTTCACAAAAACTCAATTCAACATGGGGAGATCCCATGCTTTGAGGCAGATGTTAGAGGTATGGATTTCGGCTCAAGAGAAGATCCAGGGTGTCGTATCTGAAGTCTAGGCGCGATCGCATTTTAATTTTGAAACTAAAGGAGTATGAAAAATGGAAAATTCCACTGAATCGGAAAATTTGAATATGGCTAAGGAACATCTTGAGCCTGAACCCAAGACTGTAGAAGCTGTTGAAACCGTCTCAGAAGTTCTGAGTGATGTTCTAGAGGCAAGGCGCGATCGCATGACCGAGAAGCGCGATCGCCAGACAGAAGCCTACACACGGCTATCTGCTAGCCACAAAAAGGCCAGTGACGCCGCTTGTTTAGGAGCCTCTACCCTCAGCTCTATGATTCCGTTTGGTCAACCCATCCTTGTAGACCATCATTCAGCGGGTCGGCACCGGCGCGATATCGGCAAAATCAACAGCGGTATGCGGAAGTCTATTGAGCACGCCAAAACAGCAGACTACTATGCTGACAAGCTGGCTAACTTGGATTCCAACACTGCAATCAGCAGTGACGATCCGGACGCGCTGGAGAAATTGCGGGCGAAGCTAGAAGGTATGGAAGAGTGTCAGGAATACATGAAGCGGATCAATGGATTCATTCGTAAGGTTGGGAAGTCGCCGGAATGCGATCGCGTCGCAAAGATGGCAGAGTTGAGTGGCGTCACCACAGAAGCGGCAGCGGCATACCTAGATCCTGACTACAGTGGGAGGATTGGACGCGCTCACTATCAGCCATTTCAACTGTCCAATAACAGCGCCAACATGAAGCGAGTGAGGGATCGCATTACCCAGGTAGAGCAACAGCACCAGGCGATCGCCGACAGGGGAGAATCTAGCGAGGTTGAATACCCTGAACTGGGCTTGACGGTTGTGACGAATCGGGCAATCAACCGCCTGCAATTAATCTTTAACGAAAAACCTAGCGAGGCTATTAGATCCAATCTTAAATCTAAAGGCTTCCACAAGACTAGAGAAGGGGCTTGGCAGCGGCAGATAAGTAATTCGGCTGAATGGCAAGTTGAGCAAATTGTCAAGGATCTAAAGTCTTCAGTCGATTGAGTCAGGTCAAGAATCTTCACACCTAATTCTCTGGCAAATAAAATGCAAATTGCACTCATCCTCCATAGTGGAGACTCACACCCTTACTGGACAACGTTGGATCGCTGGACTCAAAACGAAACCATAATTGATAGAGACGAATCGAACGCCAGTCTTGAAGATTTGGTAGTTCTATGCGATCGCGCCGCTGAGGGTGCTAACGCACACGACTTATGCGGCATCCATCGACTGCTAGGTGCCGTCCTGAATCAGCAGCAAGGGCGCGTTGGTGCCACCCTCACGATGCTTGTGATCACAAAGTTGGGAGGGCTTCACGCAATGGGAGGTATTTGTTCAGAAAATGATGCCTATGAGTTGTTAGCGGTTGGAGAGTCTGGGAGAGACTGGTCAGGTCGCTATCCTGGCTAATCGCGCATCTTCACGCAGTCAATATAAAACTTTCCCCCATTCCCACTCTTTTTGTGACATACTATAAGAGTAGGCAGCAAAGAGGCAAAGACGATGAAATTCTTTCAAAGC